GAGTGCCTTTGATAATCATACGACAAGAGTATTTGAAAAGTATAAAGGAAAAGTATCTGAAAGTGTAACAAAAATACTGAAGGACAAACTAAACATTGAAGATCCAGATGTAGATGAGACATCTAACAATTATGATTTTTGTGGAGGATATCGCAGACCATTGCTTGCATGTTCATGGTTGGCAAAAAAATCCATAGGATTATCCACAAAAGATGATACTAAAGGATCTGCTGGATTCTTATTTTTTCAGACACAAGATGGTTATCACTTCAAAAATATTGATAAATTATTTGAAGATGCAAAAAATGATAAGGACAGCGTAATCAAGTATCAATATAAAATTGATAAAAATGCACTAAAACCTGACGAGAATTATCTTACATTACTATCCCAACCAACAACAACGACAAGTCATAATTTGCTGGTGCAACTCACACAAGGTCATTATAAGACTGCTAATTGGTATTATGATATCATATCAAAATGTCCTAAATTTGTTGAATTTACATATAAAGACAGTGTTGATGGAGATATGAAGACCTCTAATCCTGAGACACTCATACCAAAAGGCATAGATGAGAATTACTCTAGAATATTATTACAGACTGTAGATACTGGTTGTTTATCAGACAAGGGAGAGCAGAATACAACACCATCAGAGCAATATTATTATCAGGCACAATCTTCGACAAGGTATAGTTCAATGATGTCTCAGAAACTTTTTACAACTGTACCCTTAAATCTCGCTCTTAGAGCAGGGATGGTTATATTCCTTGATTTACCTGAAATAAATAAAACCAGACTAGGCGGTCCTACTTCAGGATTCTATCTTATTTCCAAATTATGTCATGAATTTGGTGGTGATAGTGACAAAACTGGACTAGAATTAGTTAGAGATTCCTACAAGGAGCTAAAATGAAATCAATTGAAGACCACATCGCAAAGGACAAAGAGATCCTTGCCGATCCTAAAACATCAGAACCAATGCGTCATCACGTTGAGGATGAGTTGCATGATTTGGAAGAGTATGTTGAGCACCACAAGGATGAGATTGAGGCAGGTGATCATCATGATCCCAATGTGTTAGAAGTATTCTGTGATGTTCATCCAGATGAACCAGAATGCTTGATGTATGATGACTAATGCTTGAACAAAGACTCACAAAAATTGACTTTATAGGAAGGGATGGATTTCAGTGGTTTATCGCACAGGTGACCACTGATAAAAATTGGCGTGAGTATTCAATTGAAAATGGGTATCGAGCAAAGATAAGAATTTTAGGATATCATCCATCAGATAAAACCATTCCAGACGAAGAATTACCATGGGCACACTTCCTAGTGCCACCTAGTCTTGGTGGAGGTAATAATTTTGGTGGATCCTCATTTGCTCTGCAGGGTGGTGAAACTGTCATAGGTTTCTTTCTTGATGGTGAAGATGCTCAACAACCTGTTGTGTTTGGAGCATTTTCTGCGGGCACTCACATATGCCCTCCAATGCCATTCAAGGATGTAGAGGTAGAGAAATCATCAGGTTTCAAACCAATAGGAATAGATGGAGAAATTGAATATGGTAGACACATAAGACCAACTGGTGATAATAAACCAAACGTAAGAGGTGGTTTGAATGATCATAATAAGAAAGTATTCTCAGATGTAGCAGAAAAATTAGAGGAATTAGCAGAGAATATAGACCCTGCAATATCAAAAGCACAGGCAAAGTTTGAAGAAGGATTCAAGAAACTTTCTGATAATGCACCACAAATGTTTTCTCAACTTGAAACTATGGTTGAGAATTTGAACAATGAAGAGATCATTATAAAGAAGGCACAGAAGATTACAATACCTAAAGCAGTGATGTCTGATGCTACTAAAGCTATGGCATCATTCACAAAATATGCTCAAAGACTTGAACCTATCGGTGTGGGAAAAGATGCAGGGGGATTTATTGATAAAGTATTTAATATAAAGATACCAAAAGAAAAATTCGAGAGTCAATTACTAAAAGTATCAAAAGAAATGGCAGGTGCGGTCTCAGTAAATATGAGAGTTGCTAAACAAGAAATATTCAAAGAAATCAATGTTGCTGTAGATTCAAAATTAAATTTTCTTGACCCAGAATTTCTCTTGAAAAAACTAAAAGTCGAAGACAGTTTAGGGGATGTGCATTGTGCTTTAGAAAATATATTAGGAGGGTTGACAAACACTATCAAAGACCTAATAAAAGAAACATTGGGTAAAGCAGTGAACATACCCATTTGTGTAGCAGAATCTTTACTTTCTGGTCTTATATCTGACCTCACTGAAAAAATTAATGGTGCGACTGCTGCACCTTTAGCAGATATAAGTGGTACAGTGGGAGCGACTATGCCAGATTTTAGTAGCATAGTAGATAAAGCTATGAATTTAGCAGCAGTTGGAGAAAAATTATTTACATGTGAAGATGATGTGCCCTTCAATCCTACTGATATAATAGCAAACGTGGGTCTTGAAGGTTTACAAATACCTGATGTAGGAAGAATGAAAGAACTTGCTTCTGCTATGAAAGGTAGTCCTCTCTCACTGGTTGAAAGTATATTTCCTGGCATTGGTGGACTCAATCCGTTTGGTGAATTGGGTGATATAGCAAAGGGTTTGGGTGTTACAGCACAACAGAAAGATCTTGCTCTTGATCTTGCAGGTGGTTTAGGTGGTTTAGGTGCTTTAGTTGGAGGATGTTCTGGAGCATCTGGTGCTTTTGGTAAAAAATGTGGACCTCCTAGTGTAGAATTTTTTGGCGGTCAGGGTATAGGTGGATTTGGAAAAGCGGTAATAAATGAAATTGGAGAGATTATTGGAGTAAGTATGGATGATATAGGAGAAGGGTTCACTGCTCCACCATTAGTCACGTTCAAAGATTCATGTGGTAATGGTGGTGGTGCATCAGGCAAAGCAATAATAAAAGATGGTAAGATAACTAAAGTTGTAATGGAAGAGACTGGTGGTGGATATCTAGGTGGTGCAGTGTCTAATCAAATTTCTTCAACAGAAGGTGAACAGGTCATCGCTGTGCTTGACGGGATTGACATCATCAACACTGGTGTAGGATATGAGGTGGGTGATACTATAACCACAGAGGATGGTCAGATACTCGAACCAGTAATACAAAATGGTCGTATTGTAGATGCTATCCCAGTTGATGTCATCGATGGTATTTCTTCTCTTCCTAAATTGAAAATAAATACAACGAATGGTTTTGGTGCTATTATTAGACCCACATTAGACTTTATCAAGGTAAAGCAATATGAAAAACCAATATTACCATCAACTAAGGTAATACAAGTAATTGATTGTGTAACTGCATACTAATGGCACACGTAAAAACTACATCACCACCACCAATAACTTTTGGAAATCCTAGAAATGGATTTTTGTGTATAGGTGAAGAGGATGATAAGAAAGTTCTGAGAAAATCAGAAATACAAATGTCATCAGGTTCAGCATCTGAATTACGTTTGTTCAAAGATGGTGGTTGGGAACTGAAATCAAGTGACAATGATAAGGGTTCTTATATTATACAGAAAGGTAATGGTGCTCTTAATATATTGTCAGAGGGAGACATCAATATTGAATGTAAGGGAACATTTGGTGTCAAAGCAAATGATATAATTCTAGAAACTACAAATTGTGATGATGGTGACATAGTTTGTAACGCCAAACATAATTTCAAGGTAAATGCTTTGAATTATGCTATAATAAGTTCTACTGACGTAACTATAGATGCAAAGAACAAACTTATTTCATTTTCAGAAAATATGAATTATATTATTGGTAGATTTGTTAATTTTCATGAGTCAGTATCGCAAATTATTCCACCAACATATGCAAAACATGTGAAAAAATTGACCGACACATTAGACACAAACAATAGTTATAGGCAATTTGATTTGAAAGATCAGAATTTGAAAAAAGAATTTGAAGAGGAGAGAAAGAGAAAGAATCAAGAGGCAATAGAAAGTATCGGACCTACCTTTGGATAAACATGGCAGAATTACGTGACCTAAACTCAGGTAAAATTTACATAGGACCTACAGAACCACAAACAGTAGATCAATCACTCGAAACTTTGGATGGTGGTAAACCTTTTGATGGCACACTTGCAGCAGTAGGACCTGTATTTCTTGGTGAGCATAGTGACTTAGCAGCAGGTCATGTTAATATAGGGACGGGACTGAATATACAAAAATTCCAACCTGGAATAAAGGGTTGTGCTGTGAGTGTGGAGGGAGACGTAAATATATTAGGTTCTGGTAAATCAGGACCACCAGGTGATCAATTTCCTAACACCGTGTTTATTGATGGTGATGTATTCGTAACAGGTTTTGTTGATTGCTTATCTAAAGGTAGATTGGAATCAAGACATAAAACTGCTGACTCACTACCTAAACCTTTTGACATGGTGCATCCTACAAAAGGTGAGGGACATAGACTTAGATACGCATGTATTGAAGGACCTGAAGTGGGTGTCTATTTTAGAGGTAGAACACAGGATAATGAGATTGTACTTCCTGATTACTGGAAAGACTTAGTGGTGATTGACAGTATCACAGTTCAAACACAACCAGTCGGAACAACACAGAATATTATAGTAAAGGAGTGGGATGATAGTAAGATAACTTTAGAGGGTGTGACTGACTGTTTCTATCATGTATACGCTGAGAGAAAAGATGTCAACCCACTGGTGATAGAATATGAAGGTGAGACTTGGGAGGATTATCCTGATCCAAATTACAATGATCCTGCATATGCTAGATAGTATGCTATATTGAAATAAACCATGGAAACTTGTGGAATCGTCAGAGTTGACGGAGTAATTGAATTACCAGAACATATGGTAGGTTTTATTAAACCTGAGACCATCTGTGTAAACGTGACACCGATTGGAGTGTATCAAAATTTATTTGTGCAAGCGATAGAGTATGGGGCTAAGGTAATCATTAGAAATGCTTCTGGTGGAGCAATCAATGCATACTACCACATACATGCAGAACCAAAATAATCGTGCTATACTAGAGAAACTTACATCATTATCATGGAACCATTCCCAAAATTTGAAGACGAGTATGTCGATAAATTAGAAATTTCTGTTACATCCAGAACATTCAAAGTGTATGGTTCAGATGGTGGAATACAAGAATTGAATTGTGAGACTCCTGATGAATTCATGAGAGTTTTGGAGGTCTCTAAAATGGCAAGTAGTATAGATAAGGAGATAGAGGTCATATATGTCTAAGGTAAAGTTCCCATTGTCAGATATAAAATTTCATAATATTCCAGTGGTAGGTCAGTTTTACACCAAACAAGAGGTGGATAAACTGATCAAAGATGCTGTGGATGAAGCAAGACGTATAGATGAGGAGTCGATGGCAAAGCACAATAGAGATGCAACTGTCATCAGTATGATTCTTGGTTTTACAACTCTTGCTTTGTTTGTTGATGGTCTTCTAAGACTCTTAGGAATAACACCTCCGTTCATGGATATAGACATTAATATTATAGATGATATTGTTCAAAAGGTTGAAACAGATCTTGTACCACTGATTCAGAAAATTCCCCGAATCTAAGGGGGTATAAATAAGTTGAAGCAATGGTGTCAGGAATAGGTAATGCCGTTAAGTAGACTTGAAAATTTTCTAAAGAATGTACAGGGTAACGTTTTATACGTAAACCCAGAAGAACTTGATGCAACGGATGACGTTAGTAATAGAGGTAATTCTAGAACTCGCCCGTTCAGAACAATACAAAGAGCACTGATAGAGTCAGCAAGATTTTCATATCAACCAGGTCAAGATAACGATAGATTTGATAAGACAACAATACATGTATCGACAGGTGTACACTTCATTGATAACAGACCAGGTTATCAAATAGACAATTCTGGTAATATAACCGATATAAATGGTAGTTCTCAATCCATATCTGAATTTTCAATAGGCACAAATTTTGATATTCAGGATCCAGCAAACGTTTTACATATTTTCAACTCTGCAGAAGGTGGTGTTATATTACCAAGAGGTACATCTATTATAGGTGCTGACCTAAGAAAGACAAAGATAAGACCAAAATACATACCCGATCCTAATAACAATAGCATACCAAGCACTGCCATATTCCGTGTTACAGGTGGATGTTTCTTCTTTGGATTTACATTATTTGATGGTGACCCTGCTGATAGAGTGTTCAGAGACTTCACATCAAATACATATAATCCAAATTATTCACACCATAAACTCACCTGCTTTGAGTATGCTGATGGTATCAATCAAATAGGAAGTAGTGGTAACACTGACTTAGACATGTATTATGCTAAGTTGACCAGAGCTTATGGTACTAACTCTGGACGTGCACTACCAGTTTATCCAGCAAATAAAGATTTTCAAAAGATACCTGAAGAGATGAAGATTGTGGGACCTGTCTCACAGATAGGTGCTATCGAGATTGAGGACATATTCTCTGGATCTAATTCTACGGATACAGTAGCAACCAGAATTGTTACTGTAATAACAAAAGAATCTCATAATTTAGCTGCTGGCACTGCGATATTAGTTTCCGATGTGAACGCTAGTGGTAATAACGGTGATGAGTATGATGGAACTCATGTGGTAGCACAGGTTATAAATGACACCACATTTACATATTCATTATCAGTTGTACCTGCAACTACAGCATTACCTAATCTTACTGGTATCAACCCCTCGGTTGTGCCTGAGAGTGACACGGTAGCGTCAGCATCACCATACATCTTCAACTGCACACTAAGATCAGTGTTCGGTATGAATGGTTTGCATGCTGATGGTAGTAAAGCGACTGGATTTAAGTCCATGCTTGCTGCCCAATTTACAGGTATAGGACTGCAAAAAGATGATAATGCGTTTGTCAAGTATAATACCACATCTGGAGTATATGAAGACCAAACGACTCTAGGATCATCTACCACATTACATGTTGATAGTTTAGCAAGATTTAAACCTGGTTTTGAAAATTTCCATATAAAAGGATCAAATAAAGCTGGTCTACAACTTGTTTCAGTGTTTGCGATTGGTTATGCAAAACACTTTGTTGTAGAGAGTGGTGCTGACTTCTCACTCACCAACTCTAACTCAAACTTTGGTGCACTAGCATTAGAAGCAAAAGGTTTTAGAGATGAATCATTTACAAAGGATGATAAAGGTTTCATCACATCCCTGATACCTCCTCAAAAGAACCAAGCAAAAGATAAAACAATTAATTATTTGTCAATTGCGACTGGTCTTACTACGATCACTGCAGGTGACACTAAATTATTCATTAGTAAATTTACCAGTAAGGGTAATCCACCACCTGATACATCGTCAGGTTTTATTCTCGGTAACAAACAAGGCGACACTATTTCATGTAATATAGAAAATGTAGTAGAATCAGCGAATATATTGATGCAAACGCCACAGATTCCTGATCTTGGTGTATCTGCTGTAAAAATTGTAAGAGTTGGACAAAACTCTGGTATTAATAGTATCACATCTAATACATTTACTCTAGAAACATTTCACCAACTACTACCAGGTGAATCAGTAAAAATTATATCTGAAAATGGTTCTCTACCAGATGGACTGGAAAATGATAGGAAATATTTTGCTGTAACTACAGGTATTGGCACACATCAATTAAAACTTGCAAACAGTAGAAATGCTGCGATAAATGGTAATGCTATAAGTGGTATAAACAATTTAGGTGGTAAACTTTCTATTGTATCATCTGTTGATGATAAAAAACCAGGTGATGAAGGACATCCCATACAATATGATGACACAGCAGGTGGATGGTACATCAATGTGGGTTCTGGAAGTGGTTTATCAACAGCGATTTCAACTTTTGCTGCTGCACTATCACCAGAAACACCCTCCACTACATTCATAAGAAAGTCGGATGATAGAGTTGATTTAGAAAAAATATACAGATTTAGATACTCTATTCCAGAAGGATCAACACTTGCTGCAGAACCTGTTAATGGTTTTGTATTACAAGATAGTGCATCAGTAATTGATGACAGTAAATTCCAAGATGATAACGCATCACTGACATCTGATACAGACCTCAGAACACAAAATAGTATTATAACAGCATCATGGGGTTCAAATGTTGGTATTATAACAACAAAACAACCACATAATCTAAATGTGGGACAACCTGTTGAAATCAAAAGATTGCGAAGTGCAAATAATACTCTTGGTTTAGATGGTCAAGGATTCAATAGATTGTTTACAGTTACCTCTGTAGAGAATCCAAAAACCTTCAAGGTAGGTCTCACTACAGATCCAGGTGCAATCACTAAGATAACCAATATTCCATATACACAAGTTGATAGAACTGTAGTTGGGTCAGGACGTACCTTCAGTCCATTTTTTACAAGAAAAGATTATGGATCTAAATTCCAAATCTTTACAAATGAAAGAGTACAAAGATTTACCAAGAGCTCACAGGATGGAGTATATGATCTTACAATACTAGGTTATCTAAATTCATCGAATGTTTCTCCATTCACTGATCAGTCAATCAAGTTTGGACAAAATGTCAATGATTTCAAACCTAGAGTAAGTCCAGATAGAAGAAATGATGATCCAGATGCTGCTGTCAGTTTTGCTCTTAGAGATAAAATTGGTCAGGTCAAAACAAATGACAGGTCGAAAAGTATTACAAAAGAAACGGTATTTTCATTCATTGAAAACACTGGAGTAGGTCTTGGAGTAACAGCAGCATCAGTCACAGGGGCTGGTGCTATCAAAGATCTCACTATAGATCTCAGCAGAGAGCATGCTTTCAATGGTGTAGAAACAATCTCTAACATTACAGGTGGTTCAAATTATGGTACTAACAGTGGTGCTGATGAATTCTATTTCAGTGTAAATCTTGTTGGAGGCAATGGTCAAGGAGCAACTGCTGACGTAACTGTGGGAGCAGCTGCAACAATCACCAGCATTGATATTGTTGATGCGGGTTCTGGATATGCTGTAAATGACACTCTTACTATCAAGGGAGTCCCCTTTATAGCACCAGGTACTGATTGTGAGGTGACAGTAAGTGCGATTGATAATAAGGTAGGTGATATTATGCAAACTGTTGGTATAGGATCAACAGCGTATAATGGCATTAATAAAATATCTCAAATATCTGAGGCAGGGAGATTTACCTTCAAGGGTAAAGCGGTAGGTGACTTCTCAACACCAGGCGGTTTTGCTTATCATGTAGGTGTGTCAACACAGATCACAAACATTGTTCATGATACCATAAGTGGTATCGCAACGGTCACATTATTCCAAGATATTGGTTTGAGACGTGGTGATCTAATTGTAATCAATGATGCCAACTCGGAATATAATGGAACTCATGTAATTGAAGATAGGATAGGTTATGGATCATCTCTGTCAGTCAACATAGGGGCAAGTTCC